ATCTCAGCATCGAAATACAAGTTTTGAGCAAATGTTTGTATAGGATGATCACAGTCATGCATCTTATAGATAAACGATTTAAGAGATTCATATAGAAAGGAGACGTCATATATGTAATTTTCGTCTGCTACATTATACTTCTCTTTGAACATCGATTGAAGCAACTCACCAAGAAATGCCTCTGTTTCTATTTCAGCTAGTTCAGATCGATCGTATGTGTCAAATCCTGCCTCATGGGCCATTTGCTCGTAACGACGTTCGATTGGAAACTCTATGATATTACTCATAGACATATTTATATCATCCAGTACTATAACTGAACATCGGACCTTGATCTTTTGGAATAGATCTATCTTTTGTATTTGAGATCAATGCACTCATCAATGAGTTCCACTCAGCTTCACGGTTGGCCCATGAATAAAACGTGTCAGCATATACTTTTGTAGGACCTGTATTTTGATACATTGCTTTATAATGTTCGATACTCAGATCTAACATATTATAGAGAGCGCCAGCATGTGAATTTGGTTGCTCGTAAAATTGATACATATTTGTCCAATGCGAGGCTGTCTCGTACAAAGCACCAAAATTAGAATGAACACAAATACATTTTGCTGACATCGCTTCCATCAATGACATACATGAGGTTTCTGCCCACGTCGAAGGATAAGCAAAGATGTGTGCATTCTTCAAAGCTTCTTTGACATCATCATTTGAAACTGAACCATGATTTGTCATTTGAGGATGAGCATCAATCGCTTTAAACAGATCTTCAAAATCCTTATCTCTCTCGTCCCAACCATAAATCTTAAATGATGAATATACATCGAGATGTAGATTACTATGCTTTTCGAGTAATTTAGGAAAGACTGCAGCAAGAATATTCAAACCACGATGTGGTGTAGTGTGATAGATTAGATTAATCTTACCATCATCGGGTTTTTCGTGCTCATCAATCGGATCAATGAAGTTACGTAAGACAATACACTTACTCCAAGGAAGGTTGTATCGATCGATGTATCTCTGCATTTGCCAGTTAGATACGAATACAAACTTATGAAATTTGTCTTTGCCATGTTCTGTTTCTAAGAACTTTGATTCGGGATCACCAGGCAAGTCATGTGCCCAAAAGATTCGTATCTTGTCATCAGCGAGTTCTCTTACTCTGCTCGATACAATCTGACATTCTTTTAGTAGCTTTTGGTCAGCTCGTTCGGCAACTCGCATTGTCAATACTTCAGTACCACCCATTGACTTTGCATTTGTTTCGTTGCGCTTAAACTCTCCAGCAAGTATCTCAGCCATCTTCACGATCCTTGATAATATTATCATTACGAACAATTTGTACGTGGCCACGTAGACCTCTGCGTGTCTTCTCAGGCAATGGAATCAAACACAACGTATAGTTATTGTCGTGTTTACCCAAGGGATATACAATTTGCTTACTCTTTTTAATTCTATGAACGTCTAACATTACAATCCACTCTCTAAATAAAACATTAAATCACCAACATCTTGACCATCTACAATAGCGTAAGGAAATCCTTCACACTGTGGCCAGATTTTATCTATCGCTTCTCGCGATATTTCAGTATCGACTTCTAGCATCGAACACTCGACACCTTTCTGTTCAATATACATCTTTAGCATCTCACAAGGAGGACAACCTTCTTGTGTAATTACTACAATGTGTCTTTCTTCTTCAGCCATTTTCCGTTTATCTTTCCGCCAATAAATTCGTTGTAATACTCTTCAGTCAACAATGCTTCGCATCTGATCTGATAATCCATTTCCCAATATGCGCATTCTGATTTCGATTCACATAGATGTACAACATATCTTTCGAACTCTGCACCATTCGCCAGCTCGTCTTTGAGTTGTTGATTTGATCCGTAGTATTTTTTCCAGTCTGACTCGACTAATGATCTTCTCTTTCGCTTCTTGCCTTTGAGAGGAGGTAGTGTCTTCTTACTCCAGAAAAACTTCTTGCCGATATACTTGCGCTTAGATTCTTTATTAATTAACAAATATACCATACCATAGAAGTTTTGTACATGCTCGGACTCGAGGGCCCAACCTTCTAATAGATGTATCCAAGGATTTTCATAGCTTGCAGTAGTTAACGACGACATTCCCTTCGTGGAAGATTCTTTTTGATTTGGCAAAACTATCTGACCACCTTTGTTCGGCGCATAATCTGTCTTCGATGATTACTCTACCTATACCAACTTGTACTACGCCTTTTGCACATTCGTGGCAGATAGGTAATCCATACACATAGAGATGAGAACCTTTGAGTGAAACTCCATTCTCTACAGCATTATATATACAATTCATTTCAGCGTGTACCACGAGCTCATACTTTGTCTCGCGGTCATTGAGTCTTTCTTCGGTGTCCATTATTCCCTTCGGGAATCCGTTATATCCCGTGGCAAGAATATTACGGTTAGGTCCAACAGCAACAGCACCAATCTTTTTAGACGGGTCTTTCGACCACGTTGAGATATGCTTTGCTAACTCTAAGAACTTACGATCCCAAGCTGAACTAATGCCAGGATAACTCACCATTCTAACTCCATGTCATCATCATATTCAAATTGTTGATCTTCTAAAGATGCACTACATATCGGACAGAACTCAATTGGCATCTCTTCGTCATCAAAATTTGTTTGACGTATAATCACGTCACACTTAACTTCACACGACCTACAATTAATCGTCTTCTTGTACATTCCGATACTCTGGTGATTGAAATTCGGTATTTTCAGTTTTCTTTAGTATGACTGCAATATGTGCAGGTCGCTTATAGCCTTTATCTTCACCATTCGCCCAATGAAAGAACTTATGTCTTTCTGCGTATGTGTTACCTGCATATTCAGGTTCAATAATTAACTTCTCGAATCGTTCACCAGTTGTAGTACCAATAAATGCTTTGTGCATTGAATAACCATTATAGCCGCAGAGTCTCGCAAAGAAATTAGGAGTGTACGAATACAGAGTTGATTCGACTGCAGAGAAGAATGGTACACTGTGAATCATATATGTACCGATACCAGCTAAACGATGCATATTATCAAAGAAGTTGTACTGATCAAAAACATGAGGAGACTTGCCACAATTGTAGATAATATCAAATGGCTTTTCTCTTTCCCATTTAAATTGCTTGTTGAAGTTAACATCTTGAAATTCATCATGCATGATAATAGTTTTCTTCGTACCTATTAACTCATACATGTCATATAGATCGCGAGGTTTTTCATCGATGTCCATTGCATCAAATCTTTTCTCAACCTCAGTAAAGTCACTGATATAGTTTTCACCGATATGTAAAAATTCTACTGATGTAAACAATTCTTTAGTGACTGGTTGATCGTCAGCTATCTCATCAAAGAGTTCCCATAGTACTTTTGTTTGGAAGTTATTCATTAGAAGGAAAAGTCCTTAAACGTATCATCGTCGAGATCCTTTTTAATTCCACCAACGATGTACGATGTGATTTCAGTTTCTTGTGGTGCGACTTGCACTTCAGCACCGCTAATCCACTTTTGTGTCCAAGGCAGAGGATCAGACCCGCCTCGCTCGTTTGATAATCCAATGGCATACATACGCTTGTTACCTAGCCACTCCACATACTCACCCAAGAGTTCTGCATTCAGGCCAATCATTGAACCTTCTTTAAATAGATATTCGGCCCATGCTTTTTCTTGATCGAGTACATCACGGAATATTTGTTTTACTTCGTCCTTTGTATCTATAGCAATTTTGGCGTAGTCTTTATCTTCTTTTGGTAGTAGTTTGATCAATTGTTGAGTCGATGCCATATGCACATTCTCGTCTCGTGCGATAAACTTAATGATCTTTGCATTACCTTCCATCTTTTTCAGTTCGGCAAATGCCCAACTACATGCAAATGACACATAGAAACGAATACCTTCGAGCGCATTTACAGCATTCACTGCTAGCCACAAATTTCTTTTCGTTGGATTCTCTGCGAGATTATCATAGTACATAGAAATAGACTGTGCACAATCAACAATCTCTTTGATGTCTAGCATCTCATCAAATACTTTAGAAGGATCTGAATATACATTACGAATGATATGTGTATAAGATCGGGAATGAATGGTCTCGCTGAAGGCCCATGTCACGAGCCAGTTCTCAAGTTCGGGTAACGAACACAAAGGCATGAACGTCTCAACGGGACCTCGCCCTTGTACTGAGTCGAGCAAGATCTGACGCTTCAGATTGCTCGTAAAGATATGTTGTTCGTGTTGAGTAAGATTCTTAAAGTCTTTGCTATCACGTGTAACGTCGACTTCTTCGGGACGCCAAAAGAAACCGAGCTGCTTGTCGGTCAGTGTCTCGAAGATACGATAACGTTGCTTGTCATATCGTGCAATGTTCACACGCGGACCAAAAAATGCTGGCTGCGTTGTAAAATCAATCTTCTCTGTATGAAATACGGACATTTTAATTTCCAAAAAAATAGTTGATTAGGCCTGAAAACAGGACGACGCCGATAACACCATTCAAAAGAATCAATGCTCGGTCTCTCCACATGTAGGAAACAACAAACCATCCACATGCGCCTATCCATGATAATAGCATATCTATCCAGATCAGTTCAGGTACACCTGATGCACGAACTGTAATAGCTCCTAATATAATTATGCTTGATGCCCACTTCAAATACCAGTCAATGGTATTTTTAGGTGTTACTGCTTCAAATATTTGGTCGTGGGCTTCAGCTATCTCCGTCAGTTCTGTCGACGTCAGATTGTTGATTTCTTCTTCGCTTAGCGACTTTCTTTCGATGTCTGTATCGCTCATTATCTGCTCTTACTCTTGTATAATCTGCTAAATTGTCTTTGTAGTTTTGCTCAAACTCTACATAGTCGTCTTTTAAAACATCGAGAGTCTCAGGATATTTGTCATTGACTTCTAATAAAGCTTCTTCTTTCGTTTTATACTGCCATTCGTCTGTATGACCAACAAACCACTTCGGTTCTACTTCCACAGCGTAGTTCTGTGTGCATACTTTAAAATCTGGTTGTAGCAACTCATCAGATGTTAAACTGGCATCACGCCAAATCACTCTATTATTTGGTTGAGCAGCAAACTGGCCGTTATCTAGCTTAATTAGATTAAACGACTTATGTTCTGGATCATGCTCACTAAAGTTTTGGTCTAATACGTTCTTGTCCCTATGACAGTTGTCCATCGTAAACATGTACTCGCCTGCATGCATCTGCTTGTCTTTACCAAAATACTCGCAGCGAGACAAGATTGGCTTCTCGATAACGGTGATGTCATAGTCGAAGCAATCCCATAATTGTAACACATCGAGAGGCAAATCGCCGTGATCCGTCTTCCAAACGAATGCAGACAATGGAAGCTTATCGTAAAGCGCGCCGTACTCTGTCAGCAATGTTTCGAAATACAACGCTTTACCCATTACAGACTTGATAGAAATCCAAATACCAGGTGTGTATTCACCATGGCCTTTTTCGAGATCATACAGATACTCTTTACGAACCATGACTGGGGTTGGCGGTAGGTTATGTACTAAAAATGCCATTAGTCATCCTCATCTTTGCAGAGTAGTTCAGATCCGCGATCCGTCCATAAAAATGGAAAGAGACCATGCACAAAGAGAATAAACGAAACGGTCCAAGCAAATTGTAAATGCTCGAAATATGTAACGTTATTCTCTTTTAAGTGTTTCATATTTTACATGCGTCGCAGTCGTCAGGATTTTTCCAATCGCATGCTGCACCTTCTTCAACTTCTTCTGCAGGAGGATCACGGTCGTCTGTAATTTCTCCAGCTCCATCGTAAGTATTGTTGTAGTAGAGTTGCTTGCCACCATACTTATAGAAACTCAACATATGTTGCATCATCAATGACAGTGGAATCTTCTCTTCTTCATAGTGCAGAGGGTTGTAACTTGTATTCACAGAGATACCTTGATCGATAAACTTCTGCAATACAGCCATAATCTTGAGATAACCTTCGGGTGACTTTTGATCCCAAAGTAAATCGTACTTATTCTTGAGTCGACCAATCTGAGGTACAACTTGCTTCAGCACACCGTCTTTTGATTGCTTCACAGAGATCAGCGAGCGAGGAGGTTCAATACCATTCGTACTGTTACTGATTTGTGCTGACGTTTCAGCAGGCATCAATGCCATCAGCGTTGAGTTACGGATACCAACTTCTTTGAGCAGGATACGTAGTTCGTCCCAGTTCATCTTATAATCTGGTTTTGCCAGCTCATCAACAGTCGTTTTATAAGTGTCGATAGGCAGTACACCGTCATGATATTTAGTTTCATCTGATTTTAGACATGCACCTTTCTCGGCGGCAAGTACAGCGGATGCTTGAATGAGATAGTATGACCATGCTTCTGCATACTCATGAATCAACTCGAGGTTTGGATCTTGGTAGTTAGTATCGTTTTTCGCCAACCAATGTGCAAAGTTGATGATACCAACACCGAGCGGTCGACGATTCATAGAGCCCACAAACGCGGCCTTGACTGGATAATCTTGATAATCAAGCAACGCATCGAGAGCACGTACAGCCAATTCACAGGGCAATGCAAAGTCAGATGTTTTCTTGATGTTACCCCAATTGATAGCTGCGAGTGTACACAGGCTGATCTCACCATTCTCATCGTCTAAACTCTTCAGAGGTGTAGTAGGCAGATTAATTTCGCAACAGAGATTCGACTGACGAATCGGCGCAAGCTCTTTCTTAAATGCGCCATGGTCATTAGCGTTATCAACGTTCATCAAGTAGATACGACCAGTATCCTTTCGCTCTTGCATAAAGTGAGCGAACAAGTCTCGTGCAGGTACAGTCTTCTTATTGATAGATGTCTTGCGCTCATACTTTTCATACAACTCGCGAAACTTGTCAGTATCAACGAAGAATGCTTCATACATATCAGGACAATCGTGAGGCGAGAACAGTGTAATATCTTGACCTTTGACTAGTCGTTCGTACATGACTTGATTAAACTGTACACCGTAATCCATGTTTCGGACACGATTCTCTTCGGTACCTTTGTTGTTCTTCAGTACAAGCAGATCTTCTACTTCGAGGTGCCAGATCGGGTAGTATATCGTAGCCGCACCTCCGCGGACGCCACCTTGTGAACAGCTTTTGACAGCGCTTTGAAAATACTTAAGAAAGGGGATAATACCAGTATGACTAGTATCACCGTTGCGCACAGCAGAACCCAAAGCACGGATGCGACCGGCACCGACGCCGATACCAGCTTTTTGAGAAACGTATTTGACAATTGACGAAGCCGTTGCATTGATAGAATCCAGTGAGTCATCAGTCTCGATAAGTACGCAAGACGAGAACTGTCGTTGAGGCGTTCGTACTCCCGCCATAATTGGTGTAGGCAGACTAATATCAAAATTGCTAAGCGCGTTGTATAGCTTTACAACCCAGTCCATTCGATTCTTTTCATAATCTGCAAACAATGTCATAGCAATACACATCATTGCCATTTGAGGTGTTTCAAAGATTTCACCAGTCACACGATCTTTGACGAGATACTTACCACGCATTTGTTCCATTGCGGCATAAGTTAATGTAAAGTCGCGATCATGGTCAATCTTTGTATCGAGAAACTCAATGTCTTCTCGACTGTATTTGTTCATGAGCACACCATCGTAACGACCAAACGAAATTTGTTCGATGATATGTTCTACTAAAGAAGGCGGATCAAACTTACCATAGACTTCCTTGCGCAGCCCATAATTGATAAGACGGCCTGCTACATATTGATAGTTTGGTGTATCTTCGCTAATGAGATCAGCAGCTGCTTTGATTAACATCTCCTGTACATCGACAGTCTTGATGTTGTTGTAGAATTGAATGTGAGTTTTGATTTCGAGTTCTGAGGCAGATACACCATTCAAACCTTCGCATGCAAAGTTTGCTACACGGTGGAATTTCTCAAGATCAAGCGTTTCTTTGTCACCGTTTCTTTTAGTAACATTAATAAGATTGCCAATCATTAGATTACTCCGCGTTCATGCAGTTTTTGACGATTGGCAAGATGTGCCTCCTTTAAGTCGTCCTTACTCATACCGAAGTAAGGAACTGCATGACCTTCGCGGATCATAATATCTCCTAAAAACATAGTGCTGTCTGTCTCATGATCATATACTTCGAACTTACCTAAAATTCGACCAAATTTACCCTTTGAATCGTCACCTGCCTTTTCGGTAACGAGTATTGCGTTAGTTCCTACAGGCAAACGACTTTCTACAAACTTCTTTGCCAATAAACCAAATTGCTTTTCGACCTTGTCTCGAGTACGAGATTCAGGTGTGTCGATGCCGTGGATACGAACTCTTTCTTTGTGTTGCCAAATCCCGAAGCCGAGATCGATGTCTACATCCACAGTGTCACCATCGACCACTCTGCGGATTACGCAATTGTATCTAAACATTATTCTGCCTTATTATTAGATTCGATTACAATATCGTCATAGCCCATGATAATACCGTAATCTTTTTTGAGTACTTGTAAAATCTTGTCGATGCCATTACTTGCACCTGCCAAGAAACCTACGTGATATGCTTCTGCTTTGCCGATCATATTGCCCACTTGATATGATATTAACATCAGTGCTATGATAATGAAAACTGTCATTTCTACACTCATTTAAATGCGCCCCATCGTTGAACGTAATTTTCTGCTAAATCTTCGGCGTAGTGTACATTGTGTTTTTCTAGCAACTCTGTACGTCGAAGAACCCAGTGGCCGTAGCCCCATGCTTTTGTTTCTTTCTCGTACATGTGTACACCATAATGATACTTATCTTTAAAGACTTCGGCTTTACGGGCATTGTCTTCATTAATAAATGTCGATATCAACAGATGATTCATATCCTTTTCCACGCTGTGTAATGTATCTTTGCTTCAAGACCAGAAGATATATTATCTCTTAAAACTTCGTTGATGTACATAGTCTCGGACGATAAAATCATGTCATTTACATCTTTAGATTTAAACGTCTCTGGGAATATGACCACCTTATATCCTTTATCTATCGTCTTCTCAATCTTAGCACATGTTTCTTTCGATCGCGGTTCATTGTCGTAAACAAAAACGCTGTTTTCATTCACTAGATCCCAATCAATAGAACCGCCTGCCATTGCGATAGAGTTATCTACAAACATCGAGTCGATAGGACCCTCGAGAATGTAGTGTGTTTGTGAGCGATCACAGGCATCTAAGCCGAAGACTTTCGACTTCTGTGAATCGATCATTATTGTTATATACCGTATGCCATCTTTACGAAAGGATCGTCCTTGAAACCCGAAGAGGTTCTTATCCTCATCGAGAAACGGTATAATGAGACGTGGTTCATCGTTATCGAGTGTATCAAACTTTCCTGGTATCACGCTGTTAACGAATTGCTTGAACCGCGGAGCATAGAACAGCTTAGCATGATATGGCGTAGGAATCTGTCTCTTGTTTATATATGCCTTTGCGGGATGGTTGTGGGATAATTGTGAGATTTTTTTGAGGTTTTTTAGCTCGCTAGACTTAACGAACTTGGGGGGTTTCATCTTAACAGCCAATACTTCGGCCTCAGAGACTTTCCTTTCAGTAGGACTAACGCTCTCTGATATTTTTTCGCGGATAAATTCCTGATAGATTATTGGGTCAACGAATTCAAGTAGCTTATCGATGCCCAAAGTGATACTACAATTATGACAATGGTACAAATATCCGCCATCGTCCTTCGGAAATATCCAACCACGTGCTTTGTACTTATTTTTTCTTGAGTCTCCACAAACAGGACACCTGAAGTTATAGTGTTGAGCCTTGACTCTTTTAAATCGGTCCAATCGGTTGGAGATGAGACCAATATATTTTTGTTCTAACCACATAATAAAATACCTGAATAGCGATAGAGCTATTATACCGCTATGTCAGATAATGTACATGCTTATATGAAAGGGAAGTGTTGTGTTACTACTACAGAAGACATGGCGACAGCGACTATCCAGAACAAGCGATTGATAACCTGTACTGTACGGGCATTGTCATCTACTTTCTTCTCTATATCATCTAACTTAGCAGAAAAGCGATTGAGACGCTCGAAGTTAGCATGATTGTTCTGCTCTATGGCAATAAGCTTTTCTTCAGCACGCGCGAGAGAGATCATTGCATCTGTCATCTTATCGATTTTCTCTTCAATACGATCTAAGCGTTTAGCTTGTGTCTCAGCCATGGTCAGCCCTTAAAAATACGTTTGCGCTTACCATTGACTTCAATGTAGTTGCGCGTGATGAATTGTGTCTTTCTTTTCTTTTTCTTTGGAAATGCTTGAGGATCATCACCCAAACCCGGACCCATACTGGTAGAGTTTGTCGGACCTCCTTCTCCTTCCTCAATTAACATTTCTGCTTCTTGCATATAATGTTGCAAACATTCTTCAAGATAATCTATATCATCAGGATCTAGATTTTTCTCACGCAAAAGCATTAGCGCAGCCGCAAAGGATGCGATACGTGTTTTGCCACCAGGTATTTTACCTAATAGCTTTTTTAGATTAGCAACAAGTCTATCGAAGTAACCGAACGATTTGTCCTGTTCAGGTGTACGGTCTGCTTTCTTCACAATGACTGTACCGTTTTTATCGATAAGTCCAGTTTTATAGGCATCCCATTGGTCAAAAGGTGTTACTAGTCGCTTGAGAAACATATAAACTGTTGCTAAATCAACTACGCCTTTTGCCATTATCCCTGTCCCCGATACTTCTTGAAGCTACGCTTGCTCGACTTATTCATCGATGCCATCTTAATATTCTTGCGACCAATACTGGTCCCTTTATTATTAGGCTCGATGATAATCTTGCCGCCTATTGCTGCTTTTGCCACTATATGTTCCTTAGTACTTCTGCGATTTTCAAATCTACTGATAACATTTCAGATCGTACATGACACCCTTCAAATTGAATGTCTCTAACATGCTCTGGCATTGACTGAAGAAATAACAAAAAAGTCTTCAGTATATTCCAATGCTCCTCGTCTATTTTATAAAACAACATACGAGTAGCAGCTTCATGTTGGAAGACATTATATAATGTGATAATATGGTTCAATATCAATCTTTCTTTCAATTCACCCTTCTCGACATATCTTGAGAAGAGACGCTTTAAATACTTGAACCTTTTCAGATCATCATAAAATTCTTCTGTATCGTATACTGTGTTTGTGTAATTAGCAGCAGCATATAACAGAAAGTTACTCTCAGTCAGTGGTGTCATAACAATCTAAATATATTAGGAATCAGCGAATTCTGAATCGTCAGCGGTACCAGTTGTGTTAGCAACATCTAGAGTAGACGTATTTGCAAAATCAGTAGCATCAAGACTAATCTTGAGAGTAGCTAGCGTTTCGTGTACGTCAGAGCTTACACCACCACGAGTTCGAGTATACTTACGAACCCAACCTGGAGGTACACTACCCTTTCCGTCGCCACGAGCGGCAACTGATTCTGCTTGGTCTACACCAAAAACACCGTCAGTAGTATTACCGAACAGATCCTGGCCAGATTCACCGGTTTCTGCTTTCGCAGTAAACTTAGGTGCGTCTGATTTTTGGTCTCTTTTACCGAATAAAGACATTTCTTATTCTCCGTCTTATGGTTAAACTGTTATTTATTAGTCGTCATCCTTGACAGCTTTCTCTTTCTTAGCTCTCAACTTTTTAAAATCTTCTCCATCGATGTCATTATCGTCATCAACGTCGAGATGCTTTTTCTGTGCAGGAGAAAGTTCTTTTTTCTCCGTTACAAAATCTTTAAACTTCTTCATGATTTTTTCTCCGCAGTTTTATTCATTGCTTTTTTAGCAAGATGCTTGGCAAGGTTTTGCTTCTTGATAGTATTGCCATATTCATCTTTGCGTTCGGCCGGAGCCTTTCTCCAACCTGAATCCTTTTTCCATGAACCAGTCTCTTCAAACTGTGCACTCTTATTATTCTTACGATAATGATTCAACGCTTTAAAGGCATTGTCTTTATGTACCTGTACTTTGCCTTTCTGACCACCGTGTGTAACGTAGCTAATAGTCTGATGATCTTTCTTTTGTGCTTCTTCCTGAGTCATCTTACCGTCTTTGCCTTTCTTCCAATTGCCAAATTGATTCTTATTGATTGTCTTAGCGGCTTGACGTGTTTTCTCATCATGCTTACCAGGATGATTATCGATGTGCATTCGCTGTTGACCAACTGTCATATTATTCTTTTTGCCAAGATCAGTGATATGTTTGACTGCAGCTTTATGTGCCGCATCACCCATTGCTTCAGACACTTTAGACATACCGCCACGATCGTTCTTGACCCAACCTTTTGCCTTTAATCGCTTTTCACGTTCGGCTTGTGCTGCAGCATTTGTATCAGCATCATATTTCTTCTTCGCAGCGGCCTTAAACATTCGACCATGTGCTTTCCGAGATTCAGGAGACATTGCTTCTGACACTTTAGATTCGCGTTCTTTCTTCATCATGTCAGCAATCTTACCAAGCTTGTTCTTATCAGAAGAAGACATAGCAGCTTTCTTCTTATCATCAGCCATTTTATTTACTGACTTACCATAAGCCTCAGTGCCTTCACGCATAGCTGAAAGCTTAGCAGCAATCGCCATTTGACGTCTCTTTTTCATTGATTTCCCCTTAAACTGTGGTGCATCGGAATCTTTAAAATCATCTACCCATTTACCCATATCATCTGATGCTTTGAGTTTTTCTGATACGTAATTTGTTTGCATATCTGTCGAAGCGTCTTTCAATCGCTGACGTAGATCTGCTTTAATTGCTGGATCGTATGTACGCTGAACGTTTTTAATTGCATTTGCTTTCTTTAACATCTGTCGCAATGCAACCTTTACACGGCCAGGTGAATCTGAATCCATATAGAAACGAGGCATGCCTTCGATATCAACAGCATACTTCGCTTCGCCAATTGGTTTCTTACCGGTGACTTTACCATGATCGAGGCCGAGGTGACGCTTACGACCTTCAGTATCAAATCCATGAGACACAGTACCTTTATGTACACGATACACTTGACTACCGTGTGCACCTCGATGCTTATTACCAGACAGTCTGTACGCAGCTTTCATTGCATCTGTCTTTGACTTATGTACACTATCAGGTTTCTTCAATGATCCGCCTGGTCGTGTGACATGATACTCAGCAGCTTCGCTTACCTTATGGTCAGGATACATTGTTTTCATCGCTCGCTGAGGTCCGCCTTTTGCCTTTCTCTTCTCAATTTCTTTCTTGCTCTTATCACCAACTTTGTTGAAATAGCTACGAGCCGTATCTTTTGAAATCTCAGTAATCTGAGTTTCTTCATTTGTATGTTCTACACCAGTTGCATGCGGCTTTAACTCTCGATGCAATCTATTAGCATGGTCCTTGGTCTTCGCTTTAAACACAACACCCTTATCAGTATTGCCTACATACTCGATATGACCTGCTCTTTCGTGCTTACGCATCACTGCACCAGCTTTCTTTTGACGAGAATCACCATCGAGATGATCAAGCCTAACATGTATTTCGTGCTCTTCGTCCATCATCTTATCAACGAACTTAGTATACTTTGACTTTGGCATGTCCTTCTTCCTTGCTTTCTTATCGCCTGGTGCATCTTTGTATGCTGATGCATCGTCGTCTGCTTTCTTACCATGCTTCTTAAAGTGTGCATCACGCTTGGCTTTTGTTGTTTTCTTTAGACCTTTATGATACGCAGCTGGTTGTGTACCTTCGCGATCTTTAATGTCAGGATCTTGTCGTGAACCCTCTGGAATCAATCGCAACAAATGAACCAGTTCTGCTTCTTCTACTACATCACCAACTTTCTTCGTTGATAACCAGACACGCTCGTCCTTACCGCACTTCTTCATCATATCCTCTTTCTTGCCTTGATCAATTACCTTTCGATCTTTCACAATAACATAATGAGGATCACTCGCTCCGACAGCATCTTCACCAACTTTAATGGTCTTGATTTCTTCGTTAGTAGGAACACAGTTAGGTACACGCTTCTTACCTTTCTTTTTCATACCGACTTTCTTGTATCCGTCCCAACAATCTTCTTTTACTTTCTTTTTCTTTTGACCAGGAGTTTTATTCATCGCATCAACAGGCGGCTCGCCATATTTCGGCAGCGGACCATCGGGATTACCTTTAGCAGACACAAGTTTTTCAGCATGCTTAGACATGTCACACATTTCGAGCAACTTAATGGCTTCATCAGGCCCAATTGCCTGAGTCAAAGCCATTACTACATCGTCTTGCTCTTTACCCTTGACTGATTTCAGATCCTGTTTCGTCGGCAACTTCCCCATCTGTAACTTCTGCGTCACTCGTCTCACCGACGTCGACGTCCGAGCTAGCTTCGATAGGCTCTTCGCTGCTGACTTCAACTTGTTCCTCTGAATCGCTTCCGCTAATTTCATCTACTGGTTCCTCTGGCTGACCAAAGCCGTATTGTCTTTCTAAATCTTGTTGATAAAGGTTTTGATTCTTCATCATAATATCTTTCACTGCTGACATCAATCCTTTGATTTCGCCAGTATCTTTCAAATCTGCCATAATTTCCTCACGCTAGATCTTTGTCGTGGTTGAGTCCACCTTTCTTTTTCTTGGTAATGAACGCATTTACACGTGCATGACCCCATTGAGACGGAGTAGTTCCTGGTCGATGACCTGTCTTCCACGCAGCAACTCCTCTGTTATAAACTTTTCGCAATGTACTTACTGAGATACCAGACTTTGCAGCCTTTCCAGCGAGTGACTTATCCGCATCCTCAGTCATATTATTTTTACTCGAAGTATCACGAGTACGTGCACGATCCATCATACGATCATGCTTTGCTTTATCAGCATCTTTCTCGCGCTTAATTTTTTCTTTAGCACGCTTTTGATTTTCTGTATATTCTTTAAAGATATTCATTAGCAGTTCCATCTCCTTCGTGCAGCTTTCCCTCTCTCACCTGTCCATCCACGTGAGCGAGCACAGAAAGACTTTCGTCTTGCTGCCGCTTTACCGTCTGGATCAAGTTTAGAAGGTGGTGTTGTGACTGCAGTTTTAACACCGTGGTATTTTGCACCCTTACGAGTCAATCCTGCTCCGTCTTCTGTTGGCCGCTTATGACCTTTTGCATCATCACCGGTTTTATTTGGCTTATCGTCTTCTGCCAATTCATGATTTAACTTATCAAATGCATATTCATCTGCGGTCAACTCAGTGTCTTCGATTACCCATTCAGCTTTGGCATCGATATAACGCTGGCGCAATTCTTCGAATGAGATACCATGCTTCTCGCTCTTCTTGAGTAGGTTACGCTCAACCTTCTCAGTGACTTGTTCTACATTTACTTTATCGATCAGATGTTCGATGATCTGATACAGGTTAACTTCTGTCTCTTCTTTCTTTGAGCTGCGAGCTCTCTTTACTCGCTCCATCTCTGCCTTCTTCACTTTAGGCATCATACGCTTAGCGAGCCGTGCAATCAGATCTTTCTTCTTTTCTACTCTCTTATCTACTTGTTGACGACCAGCATATGGCAAATCTTTATATTTTTTACCCTGAGATCCGGCGATACGAGTACGAATTAATTCGCGCGCTTTCTTTGCCGATCTTTTCTTGAGTTTTTCAGTATTAGCGATTCTATACTTAGCACGTCGACGGCCGAGTTTAATCTTACCTTTGAGTCGGCGCATCATCTGCTTTTTCTTCAGACGCTGTTGCATGTTCAATACTTCGTCTAACGTCATTTCTTCAGTGATACCTGCCGCTTCCCTGATTTTATCGTACATTTCTTTAGCCTCTTTTCCTCGCTGTAACTTCTTCGGCAAACCTGTTTTGAATTGCGAGAATTTTCCTGTCTGAGCAAGTGAACGTAGTTTAGATGCTGACATACCTGATACATCATCAGAGTCTGGATCACGTTCTCCTGCTGATACTACAGTAATCTTTTCATATGCATAATCTTTACCATTATACTTATCGAGCAATGTCTGAAACTCTTGTACACGATCAGAGCCGCCGATGACAATGAGCTCATCATATTGTTTCTCTAATTGCTTTGCTACATCTATAATAGTACGTGCGTTGGTCTTTTGAACCATTGCACCGAATGCTTTTTTACTGAGGCGGATTTTGTCTTCGTATGAGAGAGGATTCTTTTTCTTATCTTGCGAATGAGATAAGAAGAGCATAGGCGTAGCACGATTCTTCC